CCGGCCGGCGCATAGACAACCCCGACAACATCACGAACGCCCCGGTGGTCTTGCCGGGAGACTACTGGAAGGACAAGGCCGGGCACTGGCACGTCGCGGCTCCAGTACCGCCCGACGACGACGGATTCCTACTCATCGCTGACGTGTCGACGTGGACGGTCACCGAGCACGAGGACGGGACCATCACGGTGAGCCCGTCGATCTTCTGGGGCTCGAGCGGATATCCGAACTCGCCGCGAGAATGGGCCGCGAAACATACGTGGCACGGCTGGCTAGAACATGGCGAGTGGAGGGAAGCATGAAAACCATTATCTGCGGCATCCCGTTCGAGATCGTTATGCGCGAGCGCACAACCCCGGTCGACGGAAACTATGGGCTTATGAGCGGCAAGGAAGCGAGGATCTATCTCGACGCCAAGATCCCGAAGGCAATGCGCGAGGCCACGCTCGTGCATGAGTGGATGCACGCTGTGTTCGAGTGCAACGGCATCGAGCATGAAGAGGTGCAAGTAGCCGTCATGGCGACCGAGCTGTACCGCAACGGATTCCGGGTAAAGGTCGAGAAGTGAACGCCTCCACCCGCCTGCTCAAGGCCCTGCTCGCCCGCGGCGACTACCTCGAGCGCCTGACGCGAACGCAGACGCTCCAGCTTCTCGGCATCCTCGAAGCCGCCCACGACGAGGTCCTGGGAAAGATCGCGAAGACCGGCGGCGCGTGGACGCGGGAATGGCTAGCGGAGGTTGCCACGGACATCGACAGCATCTACGCCGCCGCCGTTAAGAAGGCGTACGGCATCTTGTCCTCCGACCTCGACACCCTGGCCGCCAACGAAGCCGAATTCCTCGAGGGTGAGCTGGGCAAGGTCGTAGCCGGCGTCTCGATCACGGCGCCCGCCTCTGCCGCGCTATGGGCGGGCATCGCCGCCCTACCCGCCGCATCAGGCTCTACCCTCGCGCAGCTCTTCGACGCCCTGGGTATCAACTCGCGCCAGGCCGTGGTTGATGCCATCCGCGTCGGCATGGCCGAGGGCGAAACCGTTGACCAGTTGACGCGCCGGCTGCGCGGCTCGGTCGTCAGGCGGGCGTCGTGGCGCGTCGTTAACGGCAAGCGCACGTACATTCCCGGCCAGTACGATGGCGGCGTCATCGAGGACATCACGACGAGGCAGGCGCGCACGCTGGCACGGACCGCTGTCATGCACGTCGGCAACCAGGCGCGCGAAGCGCTGTACCGGGAGAACGCCGACATCATCAAAGGCTACCAGCGCGTGGAGACGCTCGACGGCGACACCTGCCTCGTGTGTGGCGCCGACGACGGCCACGTGTACAAGCCCGACGAAGCCCGGCCGGAGCTCCCCGAACACCCGAATTGTCGCGGGATTTGGTGTCCTGTTTTGAAATCCTTCCGCGAGCTCGGCCTCGACGTCGACGAGTTCCCCGAGAGCACGCGCGCCAGCATGGACGGACAGGTTGCGGAATCGGAGACCTACGCTACCCGCCTCGCCAAGATGGATGCGGAGACGCGGCGGTCCGTGCTCGGGCCAGGACGCGCGGCGCTGTACGACCGCGGGGTACCGCTCTCGGCGATGGTCGCAGGCGGCAAGGTGATTCCGCTCGACGAGATGACGCGGGTGAAGAAGGGCGCGGCATGACCGTTGAAGACCAGCGCGCGCTAAGCGAAGTACAGTCGCTCCTCGAGCTCGTGCGATCTGCAAGCGCGAGCAAGGCGTCAATAATTATTTATGTCGAAGAGGGGAAAGCGACGACGATTGCAATTAAAGATTTGCAACGCACGATAGGGGCTTGCAAAACAAGAATTCCCGCGATATAGTTTATTTAACAATTCGTAGGGGAGAAATCCCCGAAACGTCACTCTGAGAAGAGGGCGCATCTTTCACGCTGATTAAGTTCGGCGCGAGAGGTGCGCCCTTTTTGTTTTCCCCCGGTCAGGCCGGGAACAATCCCGCGGGTCAGGCCCGCACCCACAGCCGCAAGGCGGCGAAGGAGTATCGCGATGGACAAGGTATTGGCCCTGCTCAAGAAGCTCGGCGCGAAGGACGAGGAGATCGCCTCGGCGAAGGAAGAGCTGGAGACTGCCCAGGAAGCGGCGATAGAGCTCGAGGTCACCGGCCTCAAGACGAAGAACACGCAGCTCCTTGAGAAGCTGAAGGCGAAACCCGAAGGAGACGGCGGCAAGGTCGCCGAGCTCGAGGTCAAGCTCGAAGAGCTGACCGATGCCAACGCCAAGCTCAAGCGCGAAAGCGAGAAGAGCATCAAGACGCTCACCGCCGAACGCGACGACTACAAGGCCAAGCTGAGCGACACCGCGACGAAGGCCCGCGAGTACGAAACCGGCGTGTCCATGCGCGAGGCCCTGTCGAAGGTCGGCATCGGCAAGCTGAATGCCGAAGACGTGACCGACGCCATCGCCCACATCAAGGGCATGCTCAAGTACAACGACGACGGCGAGGCCATGGTCGTGTACAAGGACGCCGCGGGCAAGGCCATCGAGCAGAAGCTCGGCGAGTACGTGGAGAAGGTCTACCCGACGACCTCGCACGCTAAGCGCTTCCTGCCCGCGGACATGAACCGCGGAGGCGGCGGCCGCAAGCCGCTCGTGAAGCCCGACGGTACGGCCAAGACCTGGGCAGAGATGGACCTCAGGGAGCGAACGGAGCTCCACAAGGCGGACCCCGAGCGCGCGAAAGCGCTTCAGGCCGCCGAATAATTCGCCCGAATCACGGGCGACGATAGGAGATAGGTATGAGCGAAGCCAGAATTACCGACATAATCGTTCCCGAGATTTTCGGCCCGTACATCGCGGAGCGATCCCTTAACCAGAACCGTTTCGCCCAGGCGGGCGTCATGGTTCCCAACGGCCAGCTTTCGGCGCTCCTCGGCGGAGGCGGAAAGACCTTCAACCTCCCGTACTGGAAGGATCTGTCGGGCGCTACCGACATCCCGAGCGAGACCGTCGACACCACGGTCAATCCGATCGCGACCGACAAGCAGGTCGCCCGGCGCCAGATTCGCGAAAAGGCCTGGGGCTCCAACGACCTCGCCGCCGCGCTCGCGGGCTCCGATCCCTACGCCGCGATAGCCGACCGCGTCTCCGGGTTCTGGGCGAAGGCTGACGAGGCCGCGCTCCTGTATACCCTGCGCGGCGTCATCGCCGGCAACGTCAAGGACAACTCCGGCGACCTCGTGGTCGACATCTCCACCGAGGACGGAGCGGCCGCGACCAGCGCGAACAAGATCTCGGCCAAGAAGACCATCGAGGCCGTGATGAAGCAGGGCGACGTCTTCGACGAAGTCGTGGCGATGGGCGTCCACTCCGTCGTCTACCAGACCCTCGTCGAGAACGACCTCATCGACTACGTCGCGGACTCGAACGGAAAACTCTCGATCCCGACCTACATGGGCCTCAGGCTCATCGTCTCCGACAACATGCCCGTCATCGCGGGCACGTCGAGCGGGTACAAGTACCACTCGTACCTGTACAAAGCCGGAGCCGTAGCGTACGGCGAGAATCCGTCCTTCATCACGCCGGTCGAGGTCTACCGCAACCCCAAGCGCGGCGGCGGCGTCGACGAGCTCTATACGCGCAAGCAGTTCGCCATCCATCCCCTGGGCTTCGCCTGGGCCATGGCCTCCGACACCGGCATATCGCCGACGGACGCGAACCTCTATCACGAGGACTCGTGGAACCGGGTCTACGAGAAGAAGAACACCGGTATCGTCGCGCTGATATCGAACGGCTAAGCGGATGGCCGCGCCTCATACGGGGCGCGGCCTTTACTGCAAGAAAGCAAGGAGAAAAGCTATGGCCAGGAATACCAGGAAGAGATACCAGCGGGCGATTCTCGCGTGCTCTGGCGCGATGACTACGTCCAGGAACCTGAACGTCGCGGGGCTCGCCTCCGCGCTTCTGCTCGCCAACGAGCTGCGCACCGACTACTCGGCGCACGTGGCCGACGCCGGCGAGGGCACCGAAGAGCACAAGGCCTTGCATACGGCCGGACAGCTCGCGGCTGGAAGCGTAGCCGCCTACAACCTCACGACACTACTCGCGCTCGTGAACGACCTCACGGCGAAGTACGTGCTGCACAACGCTGAT